CTGCTACAACAGTACTTAGCTGTACATCGTCTAGACCTTTAAGGGTATCAAGAACTTTAAAGATAGGTACTTGATCAATTTTTGCTTGTCTAAGTAGAGCAGCACTAGTGCTTCTTGCTGCATTTTCATCAAAGTTTCTTTTTGTAAAAAAGTTTATTACACTGTCTACTTCATTTGCTGAAAATTCTAAAGGTTTTTCGAAGTAAGCATCGAAAAATTGACGTACTACGCCATCTGCTTGTTGGGTTTTTCCTACTGGAGGTAAATTAGTTGTATTACTTGCCATTTTTAAGTTCCATCTAAACCAATATTATTTGCAGCTCTAGCAGCAGCTACTTTTGCTGCACGGGCACTTCTGCCGCCTACTTCTGGCAATGCAGATGCTGTTGTTTTACTAGCATTACCTCCTAGTCCACTACGTTTTGGAAAACTAGTTCCAGGTACACCGCTTGCACTCCTATTTAATGCATTTACTAGACCGCCTTCTAATAAACCGACTCCTTGATTAACAATACTGTTTAAACTTAAATTGCCAGCATTTCTACCAGTGTTTATAGCAGTAATAAGAGTACCTAGATTTGCATTGCCACTTGCAAGATCACCTAATACACTACTTGCTCCGTCTAGTACCCCGCCTGCACCGAATAAATTGCTAACTCCACCGCCACTTGCACCTAATGGGCTAGGTGTTTTATCATAATGGCTAGTAGCAAAAGTTGCAGGTGAATCTTCACCTACGGCACCTCTATTATATAGAACATTTTCATAAGACAGTGTCATTGCATTTTCTGCAACTCCAGTTCCATCTGTTTGATCCATAGTATCATGACCCCATTGTTCAACAATAGGATTAATAAGTGTATATTCTGTGTATTCTTGTCTACTAAATTGATAAAGTTTAATATCTCTAAAAAACGGCGCTCTGCGTTCTGTATCTAAACCGTAGCGTAGTCCTTTAGTAATAGGAGAATAACTGCCCCTTGCATCAAATGTATCGCCTATGTTACTGATACTGCTGTCTCTAAAATAATATTTGTAATATGCTTCCATAAGCATAGTAGTAATACCGATATTATCGTCGTGCATGCGCATTTGTATGGGCTGATAATCAACTCTTGTTTGCACATTCTTTTTGCGATTGTATTGATTCTTGACATCAACACTTGCTCTATATTGTGGCAGATCGACTTGTTTTACAAGCATGTTAAGTTCTGCACGATGACGTTGATCAAGTTTTTTCATCGTACGAAGTGCTTCGTCTGTAAAATTAAAATTTACAAAATAAAGAAATTTAACTTTTGGTGCAAGTCTAAAAGCACTGTCTACGTATAGACGAGACGCATGCGCAAAATCCCCTACGTTACCTTTAGGGTTTAATGCAGCATTAAAAAAGTTATCTAAGAAGCCGTTTAGTTTGTTTGCCATAATAATATTTATCTTATTTAATTAACTGCGTATATAATAAAAAAAGGGAGCTCAAAGGCTCCCTTTCGTATCGGCAATCTAATTTTTAAGATTAAGCAGCGCCGCCGCCACCTGTTACTAGAGTATTAACTGTACGTCCTACTGCTGTACCAACTCCTGTACCTTGTGGTGTTTGGATTGCATTATCATAACGGATACTTAGTGCGATTGTAACAGCATCATTAGTTGCATAGTTTAGTGTGTTATAGTTTGCATTTTGTAGCATACAACCATAGCACTCCCAAGTTTCTAGTACACCTACTTCGTTTGCACCGTTGCCACCGTCTAAGATTTCAATACGTGTAACAAACTTATAGTCAATACCTGAAGCTGCACTTGACTGCTCGAAGAAGTCGAATTGCTTCTGTAGTTGCTCACCCACTAGTTTTTGTACATTGCCATTTACATCATCTCTAATGTTTAGTGTAATTGGTTCCCAAGTATGCTTACCTGCTAGATAGCTTCTTGAGTTATAAACGTCTAGTGTGATTTCTTCAAATGTTACGTTTGGTCTTGTTACGTCAATAACTTGTTTTGTAATTTCAGTAGTATCAGCACTAACACCAAAGTTTTCTAATGAAACTCTAAAGCGATACTGTAGCTTAGGCATTAACAAGCCTTGGCTAGTAGCACTCTGGTCGCTAGCTAGTGGTACTGTAATTTTTGATAGTGTTGAGATTGCCATTTAATATTTCTCCTGTTGCAAGTATTTAGCCAATTTAGGCCCCATATTTCAGGGGCCTATTTTCTTAGCCTAGTCCTGCAATTTCTCCTGTATTTTTCAAGCGTAGCGGAATGTAAATAAATTCTACTGCTTTTACTGGCTCAATTGCAATATCTAGATAAAGCTCATTACGGTCAATTCTACTTGGTGTATTGTTTGTTTCGTCACACACAACTAGATAATCATAAAGTGCTCTTTGTCCTACTAGTTCTAGACATAAGCTTTCTGCTGCTTGCTTGATCTGATCACGTGTGATCTTATCGTTTGGCTCAAACAAGTATGGCTTTGCTAGTTTGTTTAGCTGACTTCTCATATAAATTACTAGACGTGCTACGTTGATTCTGTCTAGCGCACTTGCATTTCTTGCACGAGTCTTCTGACCAAATACAACTAGTCCACTTCCGTTTAGGAATGTAATTGGGTTAATTGCATTTGAGTACAGTGTATCACGCTGTCCTTCGTTAAGTGCAACACTTACAAATTCGCCTTCGTTGTTAATGTAGCCTGTTGCTGTAGCGTTAGTTACGCCACCACGTCTTGTACCTGCTGGTGCAAACCATGGGAAGCTAACTTGGTCACTTAGTGCAATAGTACGTAGTGCCATATGACTTGGAGGAACAACTACGTTGTTACCTGCGTTATCACTCGTAAAGCCTGCTGGGTAATAAACACCCATGTACTCATCAAAGCTAACTAGTCCGTCGTCATTGTCTTCAACTGCTGAGCGAACGTTCTGTCCCCACTCGTTAAGTGAAGTTGCATCTGGTGTTAAGCGGAATGGTGAATCGCCTACAATAAATGCACTTAGTCCTCTATCGTAGTTGAGTGTAATCATCTCGCCAATTAGCTCTGGATAACCAGGTGTTGCCATTACGTTAAACACTCTTGACTCGTCGTCTCTAATATCGTCATTTGAGTTAACCATTGCTTGTAGTTGCTTAACAACAACACTGCGTTGTGCTAGACGTCCAAAGCTACCTGAACCATCTGCTTGGTTAGGTGAATCAGTTACCCAACGGTGTGGATAATATGCGCTCATTGCTTCGTCATTGTTACGAGCATTATCTGCTGTTAGATCAATGTAGTTGCGCTCGAAACGCTTGACATTAAATCCGCTTCTGCGTAGGTTCCATAGCAGCATGCCTTTTGGATATAGTGCTGGATCTGGTGCATCTGGATCTAAGTAATCACTAGATAACAATTCTATAATAGTTGCTTCTGGTGCAACACTTGCTGTACCGCCGCTTGTGCCATAACGTGCATCTGCAAATAGCACACCACTTTCTGTAGTTTGGTCTGTCTTGTCTACCAATGTCCACTGTGCGTTTGAATAACGATAAATTGTTGGATAGTTTTCAATATCTGAAGTGTCAATCCATAGGTCGTTATTTTGTAGTGAGCCTCCGTCTGATTGTGTAGTTGGCTCTGTAGCACTTACAATTGGACCTTGGTCATTAGTTGTACTGTAAAGTGTTTGATAACCTACCCAAGTAGTACCATTGTGTACCATTATATCAACTTCGTCGACTACTGAACTATACCATAGTTCGCCGTCTGCTGCTAGGCTTGCTGGCTCATTTTCACTTGCTGTGTAGCTTGCTTTTCTCCAGTTACTTGCAGTTAATACACTATTATAGCTGTATAGGTGTGCAGTAGTTGTTGGATTATTTGCGTCAAACACACTAAATCCTGCTGCTGCCATTGCTGTAGATGCATTAGTAAATTGAATATCACCACCTTGTGCGTGTGTAATTACTATTCTGTTTTGTGAATCAACACTTGCGCTTACATTTTCAAAACCTGCTGCATTAACAGCTCCTGCAAATAGTTCTGTGTCATCTGCTGCGCCTGTACCTGTAAATGAAACTGTGATTGCACTGTTAAAAGTTTGTGAACCTGCATCTGTTTCTGCGATATCTAAAGAATATGACGTTAAGTTTGTAAATGCTCCTGCTATTCTTGGCTCACCAGTAATAGTAGTTGCGCCGCTACGTGATCTTACATAAATTGTAAACGCTGCGTGTGGTTCTGCTTCTGCTTCTACATTAGTACGAACATAAGCACTGCCGCTTGGTAGATTAAATCCGCCGCCTGTTCTATCTAGTTCGTATAATGCTGTAGCATTGTCTGCATGTAGTGGAGCAGCAACTTCGTCGAATAGTTCTGTGTCGTCATTCCATACTTTAAATCTCCAACGAGCACCTAGATTTGGTTCTGTTGTTTTGACCCAAATAGAACCAGTTGGACGATTTTCTTCTGCTGTCTTAAACTCTGGAACTTGTGTATGCTTGCTGATTTGTAGTTCTGGTGCTTTGTATGCTCCAGCTGTTAGTCCTAGTATTGCGCCTAATCCTGCGCTGTCTAATAAGTTTACAACTTCGTCTGACGAGCCATCATTGAAAATTGCAAGCTTGTTGTCAACAACCTGTAGACTGATACCTGTTCCCGCTAGTGCTGTATTACCTGCGGTTACAATATCTGCTAAACTGTCGTCTTCATTAATTGTAATTACAGACCCACTACCTGCTTGTAGTGTCATAGAAGCACCGTTTGATTGACTTACACTCGGTGAACTTACAGAACCTGTTGCTACTGGCCATGCCGCTTTCCAGTTTGGAGAACCTAATTCAACCCATTGATTTGTTATTCCCAATCTTAAAGCTGTTGCTGCATTAACTCTGTAGTAAGCTCTGATAACATCTGTTGTTGCTTTGATAGCATAACCACCAACTACGCCTTCGCTTTGCTTTGGAAAGCCGTTTCCGTCTACACGAGCTGCTTCAATAATAATAATTGGTTCTTGAACTGTAAAGCTCTGTGCTCCTGTTGTTCCTACTGCTGCACCATTCCACTGGAAAATACCCCAGTTAGTTGCTTCTGTGTCTAACCAATATGTACCAGCTGCTGGATTTGCTGTTGGCTCATCTGCCTGTGCTTGTAGTTTGCTTAGATCTACATCAGCTCTAGTTACATATACTCTGTTGCTTACACCTAGCAGTGAATATGCTGCTTGCAATCCGTATTCGTTTAATTCACCACCGTGTATTGGATTGTTATTAGAATCTGTATAGAAGATTGGATCTCCGAAAGTTTCTGCTAATTCTCTCTGTGATGTAAGTAGGTAAGGTTTACCTGCGTTTGCTGCCAGTGTTCCTGGAGCAATACCTGTGCCACTGCCATTTTGCTTATTGCTAGCAGAAGCAACAAAAATCATTGGTACAGTGCCTGGTTCCGCCGGAGTGTAAAAACTCTCGTCGATTACATTAACCTGTACACCTGGTGATACTAAAGCCATGTTATGTTCTCCTAATGGGTTGTTGTTAGTAGTATTTAGCGTATCTACATTAAAAACCCTGGATAAACACCTATAAAAAGGGACCGAAAAGGGCAGCTAAATATTAGTATGCGCCCTTTATGCAAGAATTGTAAGAAAAAACCGTCGGCAATCAACTATCACAAGGATGGAAAAACATTCTATAGGAGCATGTGTGAAAGTTGTGCTCGAAACGGCGGCAAATCAAAAGGTATACCTCGCTGGCAAGAGCAAGGTTATACTAAAAAGTCTATTTGCGAAAAGTGTGGATTTACAAGTAATAATCCAAAACAGTTTGATGTGTATCATATAGACGGCAGACTAGACAACTGCCGTCCTAGTAATCTAAAAACAATTTGTGCTAACTGCCAAAGAGTCCTCCAGGATGAGGGAGTCCGTTGGCGTCAAGGAGATCTAATCCCCGATCTTTAGTTTCTAAATAATCAATCAAGTTGCAAGTATTAAATTTTAACTCAGAAAGATCTGTGTTATTATCAATAACAAAATCTGCCATCCACTGTTCTAAGCTCATTGAGTCTTTAGGCTCAGGAGGAAGATGGTCGCTGCGATCTACCCAAATAACATAATCAAACACGCCAGTGTTTTTCATAGCAAAAAATTCACGCTTGTTACGTAGACCACAATAGATATCGTGCTCTGCAAAAATAGCTCTACCTAAACGAGCTCCATCACCTTTATTATAATCACAGATAGCATCATACCACTCTGCTCGGTGATTATGCCTGTCAGCATAACATTCTTCTTCAGTAGCGTATCCATATTTGTCCTTCAACATATCATATATAAACAACTTCGAACAGAACTTGCTGCTCGATTCAAAACTAAAACCGTAATTGTCTCTAAGAATTTCACAGACCGTGTCTTTGCCATGTCGGCCGTGTCCAATAACTAAAAGTTTAGGTAACATAAACATACTCCTATAGTTTGTTTATTATAACCTCTTTAAGAATGATTGTCAACCAATAAGAAAGCCATATCCTGTACCGCCAGGTACTGCTTGACTTACTTCTATTTCTAGTTTTTCCATTTCAGCTTGCGCTTCTGCTTTTAGTGTATCACCGTTAAGACTTGTGCCGCCTTGTGGTCCAGCAATGGTTGCAAACTTACTACGTGCTTCACCTAGCATGTACTTACATGCTGCTAGTGTATAGTCTTTAATCCATTGTTTGGCAAGATAATCGTTTAATAATTCGCTATCTGGACGATAGTTATAGGCAAAAAGTAACACATTTTCTTCTGCTCTTGGACGTTGTAGAATAGTTAATTTCTTAGTAGTGTTGTTCCATGTAAACTCAATAAATGATCCAAACATACGACCTACTAGTTCTTGATAACCTGCAAACATTTCATATGTTGCTAGTCCGCCCATTTGTGTTGAGCCACTTAATAGATAGGTGTTTGTATATGCTAGGTTAAATGGCTCGTGTAAACTACCTCCATCGCCGCCGCCTGTGCGTGTACCAATTGATCTGCGGTGTACTTTGCGTACTTCGATAACTTCGTTTGGCAATATATACTCGTTTTGATCTTCTATTAGATCAAGGAACAAATAGCTTTCCTCAACACTTGCATCACTACGCTGCCTAAAACGAGTGAGTGCTTTAGTTAGTGCTGTCTCGTAGTGTATAGGGTCAAGTTCAACGTCGACCATTCCTCCGCCGAGAAACGCATTAACATAATCAAATATTTCTTGCTTTTGTGTTACTAAGTCTGCCATATAGATGTTCTCCGTATAGTATTTATGCGATAAATATGTGTATGCCAAGATTAAGTTTATACAAACCAGAAAGAGGAAATGATTACAAGTTCATGGATAATCGCATCTATGAAATGTTTACAATTGGCGGCACTGATGTACACGTACACAAATACGTTGGTACAGATGATGGCGAAACTGTAAAAGATCATACCCAAATACAAGACATCCTATTTTTAGAGAATAGAGATAGAAAATATGATCCGGATGTCTATACTATCCGCGGAGTATACAATGTACAAGATCTAGATTTTGACCTAAGTCAATTTGGTTTGTTCTTGAGCAACGATACTCTGTTTATGACAATACACATAACAAGAAGTGTAGCTACTCTTGGTAGAAAGATTATGCCAGGTGATGTATTAGAATTACCTCACTTAACAGACGAATATGCAGAAAATGATTTTGCTACTAGTCTAAAAAGATACTATGTAGTTGAAGATGTTAACCGTGCAGCTGAAGGATTTTCGCCTACTTGGTATCCGCACTTGTATAGGCTTAAAATTAAATCAATTATTGATAGCCAAGAATATGCAGATATACTTGAGCGTCCTGAAAATGATGATAACTTTATCGGCGATTATGATGCAAGTGTTACATATGAAATAGGACAAGTAGTTAAATATCAGGGCAAGCTATATGAAGCAACTGCTCAAACTACAGGTAATACTCCTACTGATGTTTTTAATTGGCGAGAGTATACTGATAGTACACTGAGAGATCTATTGAGTACATACGAAAAAGAAATGCAAATCAACGATGCTGTGCTTAGTGAAGCAGAAGCAGATGCGCCGCTTAGTGGTTACGATATTAGTCATTACTATACTGTGAATGTAGACGAAAACGGAC